CATATGGATATCATGATTGCCATAAACACGATTATATCGTTATAAATGGCTATAAAGTAAGACCACCAAGGTATTACGACAAGTTGTGTGAAGAAGGATTCTTCGCAAAAATAAAGGAAAGACGCGTAGAAAACGCGGAGGAACCCATAATTAATTATGGGGAAGAAATGGACAGACTTTGGGTGGAAGAAGAAGTAAAAATAAAAAAGCTTGAAAGATTAATAAGAAACGTTTAGCGTTTCTTTAACTAACTAGGAGGTAGTAATGAAAAAAGTATATTATGCAGTATATGATAGAAAAGCCGAATTGTTCTCAGCACCGTTCTTGGAAATCAAAGACGGAACAGCAATTCGAGCAATTCAAGATTTGGTAGTCAATTCACCAGAACATGCTTTTGCAAAACATTCATCGGATTTTAGTTTGCATAAGCTAGGTGAGTTTGACGATGTAAGCGGAGTTATTACAGGGCATATGCCTGAAAAACTCCAAGAAATAGAAAATCTAGTAGGAGAGTAATATAATGCTAGGCGGTCGTATGGGCAATTTGCCAACAGTAATGAATCACGAGTTTTCGCGAGTGCCACAAGCTGACATTCAGCGTTCAACGTTTAATCGGTCACATGGACTAAAAACAACATTCGACGCAGGGTATCTAGTACCAATATTCGTCGATGAAGTAGTGCCAGGCGATTCGTTTAATCTAAGAGCGCATGGATTTGGTCGCCTAGCTACACCAATTTATCCAGTAATGGATAATTTATATGTTGAAACATTCTTTTTCTTTGTCCCTAACAGATTGATTTGGGACAATTGGGAAAAGTTTAATGGCGCTCAGGATAATCCTGGCGATAGCACAAGCTATTTGGTCCCCCAATTAACGTTGGGGTCAGGGGTTAGTATTCCAGGCGACAGCCTATATGATTATATGGGTTTGCCAACAGGTGTGAACGGTATTGCGTTCAATAACCTGCACGGGCGTGCCTATAATCTTTGTTATAATGAATGGTTTCGTGATGAAAACCTTCAGGATTCGGTAACAGGAAATTCGGGCGACGGCCCGGATAATATTAGCGACTATCAGTTGCTTAAACGTGGCAAACGGCACGATTATTTTACATCGTGTTTGCCGTGGCCACAAAAAGGTGATGCTGTTCAATTACCATTGGGTTCAAGAGCAGATGTTGGTATTGATTCGTCATCAGCTAATCATTTGTCAATTTTCACAGGTTTAGGCCCTGCGTACAAAATGCCGACAGATGGTGCGTTTCTGACTAATTCAGGAACTACAAGCGGAGCGGGTGATCACGAGTTATATGCGGATTTGTCAACAGCGACTGCAGCTACGATCAACCAGCTGCGGGAAGCGTTTCAGATTCAGCGTCTGTATGAGCGTGATGCGCGAGGTGGAACAAGGTATACAGAGATCTTACAATCCCATTTCGGTGTAACGTCACCGGATGCACGTTTGCAACGTCCTGAGTATTTAGGCGGAGGTAAAACACCAGTTTCAATGCAGCCTGTGCCGCAAACGTCATCGACGGATACGACATCGCCACAAGGCAATTTGTCAGCGATGGGAACAGTCGGTGTTAATGGTCATGGATTCAGCAAATCATTTGTAGAACATGGTGTAATCATTGGTTTGGCATGTGTATTTGCGGATTTGACATATCAACAAGGTATGAATCGGATGTGGTCTCGTAGGGATCGCTGGGACTTTTATTGGCCAGCGCTAGCACATCTTGGAGAACAAGCAGTATTAAACGAAGAAATATATACACAAGGAACAAGTGCAGATCAGGATGTTTTTGGATATCAAGAGCGTTATGCGGAATATCGTTATAAGCCGTCACAAATTACAGGTAAAATGCGATCAAACGCTACGGGTAGTTTGGACGTATGGCATTTGTCACAAGACTTCAGCAGCGTGCCAGTGCTCAATGCATCGTTTATTGAGGAAAACCCGCCAATTGATCGGGTTGTAGCATTACCAACAGAACCAGATTTGTTATTTGATTGGTATTTCGATATGAAATGTACACGGCCTATGCCAACATATAGTGTGCCAGGTCTAATTGATCATTTCTAAGGTATGTTATGGATATTAAGTGGAATATCGTTATTAGTGTTATTAAGCGTATCGCACTGCCTATGGCAGTCGGTTCGCTTGTTCTTTGGCTTATGTCTCATGGCTATGATGACTGGGTGCCTGTTATATGTGGTACTGCAGACAATCTTGGCATCGTAGTAACGGAGTGTAAATAATGTCGATTTTAGCAGGATTTGGAAAACCGTTAGCTAGTTTCTGGGGACCCGCTATTGGCGGGTTAGTTAGCGCTGGTGGCCAATATGCTGCTAATAAAGAAACAGCTGCATCTAGTGCAAAGCAAATGGCGTTTCAAGAACGTATGAGTAATACAGCCCATCAAAGGCAAATGGCAGATTTGAAAAAGTCTGGCATAAATCCAATGCTTTCAGCAAAATTAGGTGGGGCTTCGTCCCCATCTGGAGCCTCTTACCAAGCAGGCAATGTTGGAGCTGCTGCGGTAGAGGGATATGGAAAAGTAAGTAGTGCAAAGCAAGCGCAAGCGCAAACCAAGTTTACGGAAACGCAAACAGGAAAAGCCGAAGAAGAACATAAACAAGCGGTTATGAATACTAAAATGTTACAGCGAAACGGTATAGCACCAATGGAAGTTATCTACACACCCAAAAATATTATGGGTAGTGAGTTGTATTCATCGTTCAAGAATTATGTTTCGGGTAAAAATGTTGCGCCGTGGATGCAAGCAATTTTTGATAAATTTGTTCCGGACTTTGTTAAAAGGCAAGAAAAAGTTTTAGAGCAAGGAAAAGGTGCTCCGTTTAAATTTAGTCAAATACAGAGACATAATAGACCAGACACAGGGTTTTGGGCTGCGCTAGCAGAAGAATGGCAAAAATACAAACGGCTTAGAGGAAAATAGAAATGACTAAAGATAATGTAATCAAGTTCAAAACAGGTTATGGCGAGCGTCAGCGCGTCCAAACAAAACCAAAAGGCGAAAGCCTGACACAACAGCACTTCGCTCATGAGGCGGATGTGCGTAATATAATCAAGCAATATGATAAGACAGGTCTTATTGCAAATGTACAAAAGGGCGTAGCCCAATATGGTGATTATTCAGAAGTTAATGAATATAGAGAGGCTTTAGACCTCGTTAATGAAGCAAACGGAATGTTTGCAGAATTGCCCGCAGAATTGCGGGAAATGTTCCAAAATAATGCTGGAACGTTCTTGGAGTTTGCTACAAATCCAGAGAACAATACAAAGATGATCGAGCTTGGACTTAAGGAGGCTCCTGTCCAAGAAGAACAGCCAATCAAGGCTGAAAAAAAGGCTGCCGAGCCTCCCGCTCCCCAAGAAGCTGGGGAGTAGAGGCAGCCAGGGCACAGTTACTCACTTGATGTAACTGTGCC